CCTGCATATTCTTTTGCTAATGCATCTAATCTAAAACTCCATCTATTTTCATTTACTAATGAAGCAGCAATCATTGTATCTACAATTTTAGCGGGAGGAATTATTCCTGATGATCTTAACCAACAAATATCATACATTGCATTATGAAATATAAATGTAGAATCTTGTTTAAATAAATCTTGTAACCAATTTAAAACTAATTTTTTATCCATGTTACCACCGCCTTCATGTGCTATTGGATAATAAGCTGACCAACCTTCTACTGCTACTGCAATACCAACGATCTTACCACGACCAACCACGTTCCCCGATCCTAGTTCCATTAACTCCGGATCGCAGGTCTCTAAATCCACTGCGATTTCTTTGTGACCACGTAGATCTTTTAGTTCTTCTGGTACAACCCATTCAGTTTGTGGTGTGAATAGTATCTGTTGGAATGTTCTCGTCATTTATAATCTCTTTCTAATATCATTTCTAAATAATGAATTGCTTTTAATATATCTTCTTTTTTTCCTTTCAACTTATGTCTACATATATATTTGATTGCGTTACCTTCCGCAAATGGTAATTGGTTTTCGTTTATAAAAACAGATGGTTGTATTTTCATTACTTTATAATGTTGACCACCTATTTGTTTATAAAATGTTTTATTTGTCATATAGTGTATGCTTTATTAAAGTCCCTTGGATCTACAATATGTAATTCTTTCTTAGCTCTTGTAAAAGCTGTGTAATACAATCTATGTAAATCATCAGGGTCTTCTTCACTTTGTTTAACTGCTGCGGATGTTAAATCTAATAGAACACAAAGATTATCTCGTTCACCGCCTTTAAAAGCGTGAATGGTTGACATAAGAATACGTGGAGTCTTATTTATCTTCTCACCATTAGCTCTCATATTACGAATATAATTTTCAGTAATTGTGTCTACACCCTCAAATGATTCATACCATACTTTATCAGTAAGTAAACCATGATTCTGCTTACAATCATTAATTGTGTATTTTTCTTCAGCCTTTAATGTTTTAGCATCTCTATATCCAGGAGTTATATTAGCACCTAAATATCTATATATGTTTTTAATTTGTATATAATTTAAAGCTGAACCATTTCTAAAATCTTCCCAATTACTTAATGCTAATAATAATTCTAATGAAATAGAATTAATTCCTTTGTGTTGATAATACCAACCCTGTAATTCACATAACTCTTTGACATCATCTAAGAAATAATTTGCTGATGCAAGCACTGTCCATTCACCTTTAGACATGTCTACTTGAGTAATATCTGTATAAAATCTTAACAATCCTGTTTCTTGGCGCGGTTTATAATCTTTTTCATATCTATTCTTAACCCTAGATATGATTTTTTGTGATAATTCATGAATAGGACCACCAGGAATACGATAAGACTGATTAAGTGTCTTAATCTCATCTACTTCCTCTCTTAATGCTATAAAGTGATCTACATCAGCTCCGGCCCACCTAAATATTGCTTGGTCATCATCTCCAGCAATATAAGTTTTTTCAGCCTTCTTCCAAATAGATCTAACCATTTCCCATTGTAAATGAGATAAATCTTGTGCTTCATCTATAAATAATACTTTAAATTTTGGCGCTAAATCTTGTTCTACAAAATCATCTAATAGATCTGTAAAATCCTTTAATCCTTTTTCTTTTTTAAATCTCTTAAGCTCCTGGTCTAATAAGAATAGTGTATCTCTTTCTATATCTAATAAATTACTTCTCGAATCATAACACTCCATTAAATCCATCTTCTTAACTCTTGCTGTATTTATAATGGTTAGATATTCATTATCAGAATTAAAAATACCATCTTCATCTGAATGGGATGCAGTCTTAATAGGAATATTACATCTTAATCCAAATTCTCTGTAATCTTCTCTACTCATCATTTTATCTTTTGTAATACCTAAAACCCTAAAAGCTAAAGAATGAAGTGTTCTAAAATATATTAAATCATGATCCGCGCTCAACCCAAATTTTTCAGATGCTCGCGTTGCTGCTTCCTTTGCTGCCTTTTTAGTAAAAGAAAAGTAACCTATCTCCTTTGGTCTTGTTCCCTGCTTAATGAATTCATCTACTAAATTTAACAATGTTGTTGTCTTTCCTGTTCCTGGTGGACCTAGTATTATTGTTTTCATATTTCTTTAACCTCCTTTCTAATATTTCTTTTTGTAGTTTTATTTTCTCTAATTCCTTTTTTAATAATCTATATTTTAAATACCAATTAATTCCTATTTCCATTAGAAATGTTGTTCTTGATATTTAACTTGTGTACTAGATGCATCTAACTTCTTCATTGTATTAATTTTAATTAATCTAGGTTCTTGACCTTTTACTTTTGTTCTAATTTCAGAAACAAATATTTTATCTAATTGTTTAATTAAATTACCTGTCTTTGCCTTATCCATTTCCCAATGATTCTTCTTACAAAAATTATAAAAATCATCCATTCTAAAATATGTAAATTCTCTTTTCTCATCTGTGTATGGAAGCTTGTTAAATACGTCATCCATAGTTCTTGCGTTCTGTCTATTAGTTGTCCAATCCTGTAGTAAAGCTGTTAATTGATTTTTAGGATCTAAAGATTCTAATGCTTCAACTGTTTGTAAATTATCCATTAGTGGTTTTAAAAAGACTTCTCTCCAATCTTTTTCTTTTAATCTTGGTATAACTAAATCTGCTTTCTCTAATGCAGCTAATGCAAATAAAGCTGGATTAGCTAAATGTTCTGCTTTTAATTCAATTCTCTTTTGAGTTTCACCTTCACCAATATCTAAAAAGTATTGTGGTGGATTAGAATCATATTTAGTTAGATTACCTAATAAAGGCATTGCTTCTTGATCAGATCCTACACCAAATTTTTTAGTTCTACATAACGCTGAATTACAAACTTGTTGTATTGGAGGGAGTTTACATCTGTATTTATCATAACCTTTTTTACCTAAAGATTTTAATAACTGTTGTACCTCACCATTACTTAAAGGTGGATCCATGAACTTTATATTAGCAGCAACAACTTTATCTTGCCAAATATCTGGGTCAGATTGTTTGTAGTATATGGCAACATTAAACAATGCATTATTCCTAGATCCTTCACCAAAACCATCTCTAGCTAATTTATTTAAACATGGAGGCCCATCTTTAAATGCTTCATCTATTTTCTTTTCTTTGATTTCAATTTTTTCAACTTCTTCTTTGGTTTGCGCGTGTGTTTCGTACAACTTATAAAACTCTTCAAGCGACGCAGCAGACCCATCATCATTAAACGCATATCTTAATCCTTTTGTTTGGTTATGGTAGGGAAGGTTTAAAAAATTACCTGTGTCCCCACGTTCCACAAGTATTTCAGTTTGTTTAGGAAATATCTCAACTCCTTCATATCCTAATGTGTCTGAAATCTTTTTTAATGTAGTCTGCATTAACGATGCAGGTATAAATTCTTTTGTGAATAAAAATATATGTGCTCCACCTGATTTAGATCTAAATAGAATCAGTGGTAATTTTAAATTTCTTATCTTTTTTACGATGGCAGTGTGATCAAGATTATATTGATCAACGTCAATACAACCCCACTTACAATTATTATCTTCGTTGATAGGAATAATACCGAGAGCAGGATCAATACCGTTAAGATGGTCTTCCCAAAGATTGTCAGTAATCTGTTTTCTAACAATAAATGCTTTTCCTTTTTGTTTTCCGTTTTCACTACGTTCTCCTTTTTGATACTGGCCATAAGCTGTTTGCAAGCCAGTAAATATTTCTCTGAATTTTTCTTTCATACAACAATTTTAGTTGGAGCCCCAATTAAGGGGCCCCGATTTAATTATAACCTAGAACGGTACGTTCTCTGTTACTCTCTCTTCTACATCTGCTTTTGTTTGCACCGATCCTTTTTTGACATCGCCAGAAAAACCTTTTGCACTTAAATACAAAGATTTATCTTTTGTGTCTAGAATTCGATCTTGTGTTACTACCCAACCATACCAACTACCTTTATCGTTTTTTTGTAAGTTAGATGATAAGTTGTATACAACACCGTGCATTGGGGGAACTGCAAATCCACCTTTACCGTCAGAAATCTGAACAGTTTTCATCATTGCGTTCCACTTCTTGCTTACATTTAGTTGTGTTGACTTCATGGTAATTAAAGCTGGAGTATAACCACCCGCTTTAGTTCCTACCATTACATAGTAAGAAGCAGTTTCTTCTAAATAGTTACCGTTAGGTAATCTAATTTTAGATCCTTCTCTCTTACCTGTAGCTATCACTGGACTGTTAGGTGAGTGGAGTGCAATAGGAGCTGCAGATCCTTCTCCTCTTTCAGACCATTCTGGATAGTCTTTCTTATAGTAACAAGGAATAACTTTAATTCCTATTTTACCATCATACAGTTCATTTGTAACTGTATTGTATATGTTTCCTGGTTTAGCACCATTAACATATTTAGAATCACCTTCAGTTACCTGTGGTGATAGTTGACCAAGTATTCTTATGAAAGGTAACGCAAGATCATGCTGCGTCATATTTTCAAAACCTTTGTCTAGATCATCTCCAAACAAAGCTACTGAACTACTAGTCAACGGTTTTTGTACCATCGCTTCATTAGCCATTACTCATTCTCCATTATTTACGGGTTATTTTAGTTGTGTCTTTAATCCAAGTACTAAAGACTTCAGAAGGCATGTCGAGCCCGGACTCGACACGCTCCTGAAATAAGGCTGTCAAAGTGTTCCAAGCTACATCAGACTTTTGATGCGGATTAAAACCTTTTGACGCCGCAAGGTCCAACAATTGTTGTGCCTTGTCATCTTCGCCACGACCGAACGTAACAGAAACATTATTTTTAATAATATCTCCAAGTCCGTTCTCACGAAGC